TCTTTATTTTATTGCATTATTCGGGCTGTATCTTATGGTGAGGGTTTGTGGAGCGGCAGTAATAAGAACAATTGGTGATTTTAAACAAAAGTATAAGAGTAATAATAATCAAGGAGGAGTTACCGATGGGAAAAAAGAATAGTTTCAGAGACAAGTACAAGAAACAGAAAAAAGATATTCACAATAGGCAGGAGAGGCATACCGAGGATGCCGGTGGTCAGCAGTGGGGTACTATCTTATTGAAAGAGAATTTCCCCGATGGTATGGAAACATTCACCTCTCCTGCAGGGAAACACAAGATTGATATCATCCCGTTTATCGCTGGAAAGAACCACCCAACAGAAGCTGAGGGCAACATTATCTTTACACTCTCATTGAGGGTGCATCAGGGTATCGGTCCGGGGGACAAGCAGTATGTATGTCCAAGTTTCACATACAACAAAGCATGTCCGATCTGTGAAGATCTGAAGGCACGACCGGATATGGATGAGGATGACCGGAAAGCCCTTTTCGCAAAGAGCAGGAATATCTTTCTCATATGGGATCACACGACTCCGGAGGAGGAGGAGAAGGGAGTACAGATTTGGAACAGTTCGTTCTTTCTAATGAAGGAGAAACTGGATGAATTGCAATTGGATGATGATGGTGGGGTTATCCCCTACTATGACATAGAGGAAGGTTGTCACATCGCATGGACACGAAAAGGAGAGGCAAAGAATACAAAATATCTTGGACACAAATTTGCTGATAGATCCGATCCGGTTATCCCTGACCATATCCTTGATCAGGCAGATATCACGGTGGATGAGGAACTTATCAACATGCGACCATCTTACGAAGAAATATATGAGAACTACCACGGGGAGCCTGCAAAGGATGAGTATGATAAAGATGAAAAGGGCAGTGCTGAGATAGATGATGATCCTGATGATGATGGAAATTCTGATACCGATATCCCTGATGATCATGTATGCCCCGATGAGGACGGAGAGTTTGGAGTGGACTTTGATGAACTCCGAACCTGCCGGAAATGCTCCTTCTATGATGAGTGTAAAACTGCCTATGAAAAGAGCAAAGAGGAATCCGGGAACCCCGATAATAATGGAGAGGAGAAAGAAAGCGAAGGACCTCCTGAATGTGAGAATGAAGATGGAGAATGGGGAAATGATTTTGACCAGCATGAGGAGTGTGAGGACTGCGATGTCCGAGATAGCTGTGAGGAGGAAAATGAGGAAATAGAAAAAGCCAAAGCAGCGGCAAAGAAAAAGAAGAAAAAGGAGAAAGAGAAAAAGAAGAACAAACCGGCTCCAAAAAAAGATGATAAGAAAAAGAAGAAAATCAGTAACCGACTGAGCAACAGAGGGAGATAATATTTATCAATGACATTACAACGAAGAGGAAAACAAACTGAAGAGAAAAAGCCCCTGACCACCAAAACATCACAGCTGCTGGTTCCAACGGGATCAACACTTCTGAACTTGGCATGTGCAGATAACCCCTTTGGTGGTTGGGGACTGGGAAGGATGATTAACCTCATAGGAGATAGCAGTAGTGGAAAGACCCTGCTCACTCTCTCTATGTTTGCAGAGGTGTGCCAAGATAAGAGGTTTGATAAATATAAACTTATATTTGATGATGCAGAGGCAGCACTCTCTTTTAATATTGAGTATCTATTTGGAAAGCGGGTTAAAGAAAGGGTAGAGATAAAAGATTTGGAAGATGTAAGTGATACCGTTCAGGATTTAAGTGGGAGCCTTCAAAAACTTTGTGTTGATAAAACTCCTTTTATCTATGTGATCGATTCCTTTGATGCCCTATCCTCAGAGGAGGAGCAGGAAAAAGATAAAGTTTTCATGAAGAAAAAGAAAGATAGAACAGATAAGGAGCTGTCAGGGAGTATGGGAATGGAACGAGCAAAAATGGGAAGGAGAACCCTCCGACAAATATGCCTTAATTTAAAGAAAACAAATTCATTATTAATTATTATATCTCAGGCAACCGTCAATGTAGGATGGGGGTTCAGTGATAAGACAAGAGCAGGGGGAACAGCACTCAAATTCTTTGCCACTCATGAGATGTGGCTGTCCATTGTTAAACGGCATAAATCCCTTGGACGGACAATCGGGATTAATGGCAAATGCAAAGTCAGTAAAAATAAACTAACAGGGAAAGAAGTTCCCGAAGTACTCATCCCGATTTACTACGACTATGGCATCGATGACATAGGGGCGAATATTGATTACCTGTTGGAGCAGAATTTTTGGAAAAGAGAAGTAAAGAAAAAAGATAAAAAGAAAGAACAGAAAAAGAAAAAAGGAGAAGAAAAAGAGAAAGGAAATATTATTGTAACGGAATGGGATTTCAAAGGATCAAGGAATAAGCTAATTGATTATATTGAGCAGGAAAACAAGGAGCGGGAACTGCAGGTGATGGTTCATGAAGCATGGCAGATATTTGAAGAAAAACTCAAACTTGGGAGAAAACCCAGATATACCTAGAAATCGTTTCTAAGGGCTTTTAATCTCAGAGCCGTAGGATATAACCTTTTCAGAGAAATAATCGATTACAGAGCGATCTGGGTGGCCAAAACAGGGATTTTAAGATATATCATGACCTTATTTCAAGGAGGAGATCATGAAAATAGATATAATTGAAGTAACACGAAAAAGAACGATCCAGATAGTCCAGTTTGAGCCGGATGTTATGGAGGTGAAAATGACAATATCCCCATCAAAAAACGTCGAGGATGATATTGAACATGCTACTACTATTCTGGAAAAGAAACTCAGGGAATGGGAAAGAAGGATGAGAGGATAATTATGAAAAAATTTATATGTACTTTTATAATTTGGATAGCATTATCAATAGGAAATTTTCTATGGCAATCTGTAGAAACTATTCCAAATTATGAAATAGGTTGTGAAAGATCATACTTTCAATTTATAGCATGTCTATCAATGTATTTTCTTATGTTAATTTTTGAATGGGAAAAATCATGATAATCATAGACTGTAATTATATCTGCCATAAGATCAAGTTCGCTCTTATCAATGCCCCTCTTTCCGTAGAGGGGTTCAAGACAGAGATCATCTTTGGATTTCTCCGGCAAATACTGGTTGTGGCTCAGGAATTCCCGGAGGAAAAAACATGGGTGTTTGCATGGGATAGCAGAGTAAATAATCGTAAAGCCATATACCCTGATTATAAAAAGAAAAGGTTGGAAAAGAAAACCCGTGAAGAGAAAGAACTGGAATCAATAGCCTATGATCAGTTCACCGAACTCCGACTATACACCCTTCCGAGCATAGGTTTTAAAAACATATTTATTCAAAAGGGATATGAGGCTGATGACATTATCGCAAGTATAGTGATGCTTGAATCTTATGATAAAAATAAAATTATAGTTTCAAGTGATCAAGACCTTTATCAACTACTTCCCTATGAATCATCTATATTTGATGTAAAGAAAAAGTCATTATACACAAAAAAAGATTTTGAACAGGAATATGGAATAGGACCTCACAGGTGGGCAGTTATTAAAGCTTATGCAGGATGTAGTTCTGACAATATAAAAGGCATTGAAAGAGTGGGGGAAAAGACAGCAATCAAATATTTAAATAATCAGTTGAAAAATACAACTATGACACAACAAAGAATTGAGTCAAAGGAAGGAAAAGAAATATTCAACAGGAATTTTCCTTTAGTTCGTTTACCATTAGAGGGAACAAATAGTTTTCCTATTGGATTAGATCGTCTGACAAAAAAAGATTTCTCCGACACATTTGAGAAGTACAGACTGAACAGTTTCCTGCAGAGGAAAACATGGGACAACTGGGAAACATTTTTCGATCTACAATGACAAAAAAACTAAGGAGGGTAGGATTGTCGATAGAGGTATCGACAGCAGGCTCATGGTCCCTGTTCCTTCTCCTACCCTCCTTTTAAAAATATTTTTTCATGGCAGAGAGAAAGTATAGTATAATAGAGGTATAAAAATTAAATTAATAACTTAAACTTAGGAGGGCAAAATTATGGGTGGTAAACTTCACGAGCTTCTTGCCGTTGAATCAGACAAGGAGCAAACTGCAAAACAAATCACAGAGGAAACCATTTTGGGATTGTGTCTGGCTTTTTATTATTATCTCTATTTTAAAAGGGATTTTAGTTCCTAAACTTATAAGCTCCTCAAATAGTTTTAAGAATAAAGAATGAAATCACTTCTCCTACTTTTCAAAATATTCGGTTATGGTTTTCTGATACTATGCATCCACGGTGAGACCGGAAACTATACTGCCTTCTTTTCCTTTCTGGTGATAGTCATCCTTGAATATCAAACAGCAGTACAGACTAAACACTATAAACAATGGATACAAACAATGGCTTTTTTAAAAATTGTAAATAATAAGATTGAGGGCAGATGAGGCATAAATCATTGGAAGCATTCTTACAGGTATTTAATTTAGAGATAAAAAAACAATGAACAGACAACTCTACATGGGAATAGATCCGGGAAAGATGGGAGGTATCGCCATAGTCGGGAAACAGTTTGCTATGGCATGGAAATATCCAAAAGACATTCCAAATTCTGCTAAATTGATAAAAGAAATTGTCTCAGAATATGGTGAAATAGTTCTTGCCTGTATTGAAAAAGTAAACGCCTTTTATGGAGCAAGCAGTAAATCCTCATTTGCTTTTGGGCAAAATTATGGTGGGTGGATGATGGCATTATCCATTCTTGAAATTCCTTATGAGATGGTGATGCCGAGAATGTGGCAGAAAACAATGTTGGACTCCGGTACTGGGGAGACAAAGGCGAGAAGCCTGAACATGGCAAGGAGATTATTTCCCAAAATAGATTTACACTATAAAAATTGTGATGGCATGGCTGATGCCCTGCACATTGCAAGGTACGCAAAATTATTAGACGAAAGATACCTACCAAGAAGGAAAGAAAAAAATGAAAAATAAACTTTTGGCAAATATATCATGGGAGTCGTTCGTCGCTGCTTTATGTGGGGCACTTCTTGGATACTTCATACTACAATTTCTATCTAACTCTCATATAGCATTTAATGTCTTTTTTGGTATGATAGGAATGGCTATTTGTTTATTAATTATTGATAGATTGGTAAAGTAAAATGATAATAAAAAATGTGGTAATACCTGACGGGATGGAATGTCATGGGTGTGTTTTTCTGTATCAACACTATTGTATATGGCATGGCGACCAGTTGGAACTGAAATTTAAAGGTTTAGTAGAAATTTATAAATGTACTCCATGCAGGGAGGAAAGCCAACTGGAAAGCCATTGTTTCATGATGGGAATATTAAAAGAAGAAAGGAAAAAGAAAATATGACCTGTATCGTTGGATGGGTAGAAAATAATAAGGTTTATATGGGAGGTGATTCGGCAGGAGTTGAAGGTTATAATTTAAAAGTAAGATTGGATGAAAAAGTTTTTGTAAATAAGGAATTTTTATTCGGTTTTACTTCATCGTTCAGAATGGGACAGATACTACGCTGGAATTTCACACCTCCAGATAGATTTGCAAAAGAAACTGATTTAGAATATCTCAATAATGCTTTTATACAAGCAGTTATTGATGTATTGAAAAAGAAAGGTTATGCAGAAGTAAATAATAATGAAATAAGTGGTGGAACTTTCCTTTTTGGTTATCGTGGAAACCTATATGTCATTTATGAAGATTTCCAGATAGGTCAATCAGTTAAAAACTATGATTCCGTGGGATGTGGAGAATCCTATGCACTTGGATCATTTCATGCACTTGAGAGTATAAAAATGAATCCAGAAAAAAGAATAGCAGCAGCACTTAAAGCAGCCCATGAATTTTCTGCTGGGGTGCGTCCACCATTTATCATAAAGAGTATTTAAATATGATAATAGAAAAATTTCATCTGGTAAATATACAGGCACATAAAGACACCACTCTTGAGTTCCACAAGGGAGTGAATGTCATCAAGGGTAGGAGTCATGGTGGGAAAACAACCATTGTCCGTGGAGCGGAGTGGGTGGCCCAGAACAGGCCAACCAACAAGTCCATGATCCGTTGGGGTACTGAGAAAGAGGGGGCAAAATTCATTATTGATATTGATGAGGATAGAGAGATTATACGTCACCGATCCACAAAAGAAAATGGATACAGATATAAAGCTGGAAAATACTCTGTTTCTTTTGAAGCCCTCAGAGGGGCTGTTCCAGATGATGTGACAAAGCAACTAAATTTATCTTCTATCAATATCCAGACCCAACATGAAAGACATTTCCTGCTCCAGAACACCAGCCCCGGTGAGGTCGCCAAAAGACTGAATGAAATTATAGGACTCCAGATCATTGATAACGTCACAAGTGAAATTAAGAGTATAACCAACAGGAATAAATCCGAGATAAAAGAGACCGAGCAGAAGGTTAGCGATGATCAGAGAGAGTTGGAGGAGTTTAAGGATCTTGATAAAAAAATTGAAGCTGTTGATGAGGTGAAAAAACTTTTTGATTGTGTGGAATCTATAGAATCCGATCTGAACCAGATACAGGAAGCAGATAAACAGATTGGGGAACTGGAACAGTCTATTAAAAAGGCAAAGGAATGGCTGGAGATTGAAGATCATTATACAGAATTAAATATATTAATGGATAAAATTCAGGATGATGAAAAAATCCTAAAGAGCCTTATGGACTATGATCAACAGATCGAGCAACTGAAACATGATATTAAGTATAAGTCCAAAACGGTTGTGGACTTGGAAAAGAAACTTAAGGCAAAACTGAAAGCCAACAAGATATGCCCACTATGTGGAGGCAAGGTGAAATGAAAATATGGATAATAATATCTCAGAGTTGTAGTGATTGTGACAGGATGTCTGTAGCTGTATTAGATCATGAACCAACAGAAGAAGAAAAATATGAAATTGAGCTTGATCTTATTTGTTGTACTGAGACTAAGATTATTGAAACAGAAATCAATAATGATCCTATAATCTTGAGAGGAGAAAATATAGCCATATGGTAAATTCAAAGATCAGGATATGGAGGTCATCCCATCTGCTTATTTAAAATGGGTGGCTGAGAACTGGGATGAGGATTCCCTAACAAACAAGAAGATATGTGAAGAGGCCGACAAAGAGTGGTAATGGCGAGAAAAGAATAACTGCCATATAGAGGACTAAAAATTATGGATGAACAAAAAATCTGTAGTGGAGCAAAAGATATACTAGCCCATTTAAAACATACTGATTATTCACCACAAGAAAAAATAGCTATGTGCAAAAGTGCAGTAGAAGTAATATCACATGTATTAGTAGCAGAGGTAATAGTTATAACTTTTCACAATGCCTTAAATAAAAAGGATTAAAATTATGTGTCTTCATATGATTAAGAAGGTCAGACCAAGTATCCAAAAGATAACTGAGTGCTATCAGATAGCCCACAAAGTAGATAGTAAATACTGGGGTCTATATGTGGACAAAATTAAACCTATGGGGGTTTGGACTTTGGCATGTTGGGTATCTAAAGAAAAAACCATAAGAGCCATGCCTATAGATTATAAAGCGGGATTCCATGTCATAAAAATCAAAGAGGAAGCAGAAACAGTTCTTAAAAGTTTTAGATATATAAAGGATTTAGTTTTACTAAAAGTTTTATGTAGAGAAATTTATATAGAGGGGGAATGGGAGATTTTACATCCTTTTTGGACAAAAGGTAGAAGAATAAGATTTATATCCTGTTATGTCTGTAAATGGACAAAGGTGATAGGAGAGGTGGAATGAGACTACTTACTGCAGGAGATCTTCACCTTACAGATAAACAACCAGAAAAACGACTGGATAATTATCCTGAAGTTCAACGAAACAAAATGGAGTTTATTCTACAAACCTATCAGGACTATAAATGTGATTGTCTGATACAGCCCGGAGATTTCTTCGACTACTGGAAGGTGTCAGAATACCTGAAGGCTGAATATCTCAGACTTCTTCACCTCTATAATGATCCGCAAATCTTTACCATTTATGGACAGCATGATCTAAAATTCCATTCTGCCAATCATGATGATACTCACTTAAGAGTAATGAAAAATGCTAATGCTATTGATATATTACATAATGGTATTACAGAATTTGGAACCCTTATACTCTATGGCTCCTCATGGGGAGAACCAATTCCTGACTATAAATCTAAAAGTAATTATAAACACATTCTTGTCACTCATAGAATGGTGATTAAAAACAAGAAGGTATGGCAGGGACAGGAGGAGTATGATACGGCACTAACTCTACTAAAGAAAACAAAATTTGATTACATCATAACGGGGGATAACCACCAATCGTTCACCTGTGACTATCAGGGGAGGAAACTGATCAACTGTGGCTCCCTGATGCGATCCAATATAGGACAATCTGAGCACAGACCCTCTATATGGATTATAGATACTAATACTGGAGATGAGGAACAGATATTTATACCCATAGTCCCCTTTAATGAAGTATTTGATGTAGCCAAAGATAAAGAGGAAAAAAAGGTAAACAAGAATCTGGATCTATATACCAAGGAGCTTGGAAAAATTGTGAATAAGCCAAAGAAATTATCCTTCGTAATAAACCTGCAGAAACGGTTGAAAGATCCGGCGATCAAAAAACCAGAGAGGGCCATCATAGACGAGGTGATGGAAGGGGTTAAGGTATGATAAAAAAAGATTGTAAAGTTACTATTGAATCAGGTGGATTTATTTTTGAAGGGTTGGCAGATAATTTAGAAATAGATATTGAATCACTTCCTGAATTTCAATTATTTTATGGATATATTGGAAATAGACCTTCTATAATAACCCTTAATGCAACATTTAGACAATTTAATGGTACGGATAATAATAAAAAAGAAGAATAAAAAATGATCTGTCCAAAGTGTGAAGGGGAAACCCATGTAGTAAGATCAGAACTGAAACGTGGACATATCTGGTTTAATAAAAGGAAGTGTGTGGAGTGTGGGATAATTTTTCCATCATATGAGTCACTCTCCAAACCATTTTTAAATTACAAGAAAGTCCACCAGTTAGAGAATCTGGTTTCTCATCTGGAGAAAGCAAATGCACTGGCGGACAAATTAAAAGAAGAGTACAAGGAAAGGGGGAAGAAGAAATATGTCTCAGATACAAATACTAAAAGAACTTGAGAAGATAAGAGTCTCAATTGATGAAGAAAAAGAGGATACGGCTATGGATGAGGGCAAGCTGAACCTTCTGACACAACAGCTCAAGAAGGAGCATAACGTGGTGGATCGGAGCGGGAGGAAACAAAAGATAAAAGACCTGCAGGAAAAGGGGGACAAAAAACAGAGGATTGCGGAAAGAAAATTCCTCCAGCTACAAGAGGACTTTACATGGTAAAAGAGGATTATTATGGATAAACAAAAGTTAGAACGTGGGAAAGAGTTAAAAATTAATCATGCAAGAACCTGCGATTGCAATGAAAAACTCCGACAACTCCTAAAGCAGGAACAAAAAAACAAAGAGACCAGAAAACTTAGTAAAAGAAAAACCCTGAATGCTGTTGAAAAAGCAATAAAGGAAGTTCATGAAGAATTTAAAGAAGAGAATAAGGATAAACTCTATGGTGATTTTAAATACTGGTGGTCTGCTTGGTTTCCGGATGAGCCTGAGATGTTTAAAATTTTCATAACATACGAGAAACTTATTTTGCTTTTGAATCTGATTTACATAAGGTCAGACCGCAACCAGAGAGACCGTAAATGCCCAGACAATGACGAGCACTGGTTTGCTGTGGTCGTTATGAATAAAGAATTCTATCGGGTGGCGTCAAAGGTGATTAAACGCAAACAAATAACAGTTAAAAAATACATAAAGGCTTTGTGTGATGTGGGTGTTTTAAAGAAGCTTGGTCACGGTGGTTTTAACAGAAGAGAAAGAGAGTACGGCTTCGGTTATTGTTATAATGCAGGTAGGAGTCCTAAATTGATGCCATTTCTCAACAAGAAAACAATAAAGAATTTTTTGAAGTTTAAACCATATTGATTGATATAGTGACTATATCGATTACTATATCGATTAAATATGAAACTATTGATTTTATTGGGTGTAATTTTTAATCGATATAGTGAGAACATAGCTAACTACTTGATTTTTAATAAGTTTGCAAAATAGTTAAATAGCTACTTCCTCATTTAAAGTATCTGCAATATGTTAAATTAATTAACAAGTTATTTACTTCGTAAATTGTTTTATCTTGTCAAAATTTAAATATTGATTAGTAACTTTTTAAAAAAAGTTACGGTGGAAAACCTTTTGATTCTTTTAAAATAAGATTCTTAATAAAAAGGAATGTGGCTTATTCTTCATAAAGGATTGTGTGGCTTAATTTAAAAGGAATGGAGTGTGGCTTACTTAATAAAGAAAGGTGGCCTGTGTTAATAAGACAGGCTGTTAATAAAAAAGGAATTGCTCTTATTCAACAATTCTTAATTCAAAAGGAATTTAAAGCATTATGAACATAGATTATTATCAGAACAGAGTGACCACTCAGATTGCTCAACGTGACCTTGTGACCTCATCACTGGACAGGAGCACCAAAAAACTGGTTCAGCTGAAGGAGCGAAAAGAGCATATAGCAAAGGCGACAATTATCCTTCAGGACGTTGCCAAACAGACCCAGAAAGAACTGGAGTACCATCTTGGGAGTCTGGTCACGCTGGCACTCAATGCTGTCTTCCCCGATCCCCCGGAGTTCGTGGTCAAGTTTGAACTAAGAAGGGGGCAGACCGAATGTGATCTTTTATTTAGGGAAGAAGGGGAAGAGTATAAGCCAATAGAGGGAAGTGGTGGTGGTCCGATGGATGTTGCTTCATTCGCATTACGGGTTGCCTTCTGGTCATTAAATAGAAATAGTCCTGTATTGGTACTCGATGAACCAATGAGAAATCTTTCTCCAGATTTGCACGAAAAAGCAGGAGAGATGATTAAAGATGTAAGTAAAAAATTGGGATTACAAATAATAATGGTGTCTCACAGTGAAACAATTAATTTTAAAGCAGATAAAATATTTGTGGTTAAAAAACGAAGAGGGATAGCAACCGTGAAAGTTGAAGGAGAAGAGAATACATTAATAAGGAGGAGAGGGAGATAGCAAAAGATACGATCATTGTATCCGAAAGAATGGGAACTGGGGCTCTGGTTCTGTGGCATTAAACAATAACAAGGAAGAACTCTGAAATGATTAGAACAGCGGTAATACTTCATTTTTTGGTAATAGCCTTTGTTATAGGTTGGATAGGGGATCTGTTGAATGAAAATAAAAGATTAAAGGTAATTGAACAAATTGAATTACTAGCTATATATACCCTTATCTGCCAGAATGAAGCTCTGGTATTTAAACTGGATAAACAGAAAGAAAACATAGTCCCGGTTGAGGTGACTGCCTACCCACCACTTGAAAAATATACAGATGATACCCCTACCATTACTGCGTCCAATAATGAGGTGAGAAGTGGCATAGTGGCAGTGTCCCGGGACTTGAAAAAGGATTATGGAATTACATTCGGGGACACTGTGACACTATGTTTGGAGTTCGATGTGGAGGATCTCATGGGTCCACGTATAACAGGGTACTCTGTTGATGTATTCCTATGGAGTGAAAAAGACGCTCTCCACTTCGGACGAAGAGCAGGGAGATTAATAATACAATGACAACATCTACTGGAAGGGTGATAAAACATGAATAAATTAATAGGAGAAAGTAAAATATGGAAGGGATGAAAATGCCTGATAAGACAATAAAGATATGGCCAGGTTTAAGGAGCAGATTAATCTTCATAAAGAATATTTTTCTCTATCTGTTTCCATTTTTAATAAAAGAGGTCAGGGAAGACAAAACAAGATTAAGGTTGAAGTGAGATATAAGTTATGAATTCAATAGAACTCACAACAGAGCAAGTATCACAAATCCCTTCAGGGAAGATTCTGTTTCCTATTGATGTGTCGGAGGGGTATGAATATAAAGAAAGAAGAGCCGGTAAAGCAATTTTTAAAAGGTGCATACAAGTTTATACCTACAATAAAAATGAATGGAGATCAGAATGGACTGCTGACTTTCTCCATCCCCTCAACACGCCCCTGTGGGTTCAGGAGGAGTGGAGGCTATGGAATAGTTGGGCCTTTCCTGACCACGATTATAAGTACGAAATCACCTATAAAGGCACTGATGAAACAAAAACCATTTCATTGCCTTATCCGCTAATAAAGGGTGTTAGAATAGCAAGGATACTTGGAAACAGATATGTGAGAATATGCTGGCAATCAGCCTCAACAATGCCAAAAGAATTCTCACGCCATACGATCACTTTCAAGAGTGTTGACGTAGTGGAGATTGAAGGCGAATATTTTTGGGAGGGGAAGATATGACTACACGGCTTAAAAAAGAAAAGGGCTACAGGGTTGGTGGGATTACTCAGGATGGTGCTCGTATTCTGAGACTAATCAGATTACCACATCTCGGGGTAGGACGGCATCAGATATTGACTGACAGAGATTATGTACGGCAAGACAAAGTCGTTCTTGACAGCGAGTTTTCAAAAACAAGTCTTAAAACCGGGATTCTCTAATGACCGAAAAACTAAAATATGGTAAGGGATTTGCTATAATAACAAAATAATTTTGAGGAACTAAAATGGTGGATGAAAATAAAAGATTTCTAAAAATATTATATTACAGGAGGGATGAAACAATGCCAAAACAAAAATTCAAATTTGAGATATTCAAAGGTAGTAATGGTGACTATTATACCCATATTGTTGCTTCGAACGGCAGGATCATAATGGTGTCAGAAGGATATGAAAATAAAGCTGATGCGATAAGCATATGCGTCCGATTGAAAGAATTTTTACCAGAGTCAAAGATATACGATTTAACTACAGGAGAATAATTATGAAAAACTTATGGAAAGATATTGCGATCTTTAGTATATGGGCAAGCATTGCTTCTATGTATTATTTCGATTCTGGTGCTGCTCTTATTAGTCTACCAGCTACCCTTATCGAAACTTTGCTGATAATTGTTACTATCTTTATTGCTTTTGCACCTTAAAACTATTCCCCTCCCGAATTATAACTCTTGTTAACCGTAGTGGGGGCACCGGCAGCAGATATCCCGGCCTGTGCCCCATAACCTAAAAATTGTCTCGCAGCATTCCACCACCCATTCCCATTCTGAACTTCTCGCATCAGGATCTCAATTTTTTTTACCTTTGTGCTATTATCATTATAAGTAAAGATAATATCGGGTGCGCATCTCTTAGCATCGGCATGAAATTTAGTGTTGCTAATCAATTCAAAATCAACAGTCTTAGCACACCCAACCAAAGCAAATATAATGAATAAAGTTGTCATTTTAAATCTCACTGAAGTTCTCCCAACTTTGCTTCAATCTCATTATACAGTCTCTTAACCATAGGAGGCATCTTAGCAATGTCAGGGTACTCAATTTCAAGATCCCATAGCTTAGACTGTAATAATTCTTTCCTATGTTGTTGATCATGTTTTTTATTATAGTCCATTTGTGATTTCACAGCATCAGTCATCTGTTGTTTGAACTCTTCCGCTGCAACAGCCTTCTCATACCTACCATCAATCCCAATAAAGAAACCAAATGTCATCCCACACAAGGTAAATATTGCAATGATGGTCTTCACATAAGTTCCAACGTTGTCTACGAAATGTTGTTTCATTTTCAATAACCTCCCGTTACTCCCTCTGGTACTATCAAGTAAATTAACAATTTAATAATCACATATATCAAGAAACAAAAAAGAGGAAGGGATTTCCACATTTCGATTTCATCTCTAATCAGAAAGTTCTCTATTGCATCTTTGAATTTTTTCAACATAAGCTCCAAATGTTTTATCATTCATCCAGAATCCATTCTCAGTAAAAGAACAATTATCGGATTCACAACAATTAGCCGTTTTGCACTCGCCTGTTACAACAACTCTCTTGACCCTGATATCTCCATTTAAGATTAAAGGTTTATTCCATCCACAATTATTATTTAAGAATATCACGGCTAATATCAGTAGGATCTTTTTCACCTTCAAGCACTCCCTTCCTCTTTTTTTCATCATTCCTTTTGATAGTCTTGGAGACAATATTATCCCAAACCTTTTTTAATTCCAAAATCAATTTAGTGATATTTCCAAGACTCGATATTGTACCCATGAAAAACCCTCATATTTTAGTTCTAACGGCTTATAATTTTAAAGTGATAGGATATAACCTTTTTGATAAAATAATTGATTGGAGAGCCATTTTGAGCGATAGAATTAAGAATTTAACCATTATTCCTATTCATTTTGGCTGAAACCGTTCCCAATCCCAGAAATGCAAGGATCCTGAAAATATTCTCCTCGGTTTCCGGTGGGATATCGGCAATCCCTGCTGCTCTCAAAAAATAAATAATTGCTCCGACTCCGGCGATAATGTAAGTCTTTTTCCCTTGTAAAAATTCTTGTAATTTTTTCATAATGTCAGTCCTCCATTTGTTTTAGTTTGTATGTTCCATCAATTTTATTTTCTAGCCGTTGCATATTCTCTCTTATCTCTTTAAATACATTAGTGGAATCCTTAAGATGTTGTTCCATTATTTTATTTGTATTCTGTAATTGTACTTGAGCAATTTTAATTTCCGTAATAAGAGAATGGGCTAATGAATTAGTTTCCTTACCTTCCACATACTGAGTTCCGATTATACTGCTCATAGCGGTAAGAGGAACAAGCACAATACCAATAATAACTTTTAAAGCTGTCATGCTCACCTTATCTTTTGTTTTGTTTTCAATGGCTTCAAAAATAAGATTTACATCACTTTTCGTTTCTGTTTCAAGCTTCTCTACATCGTGGCAGAGAGTTTTCTGTTTACCGATAACTGCTAAATGAGCATTACAATCTTTGCAATCCATTATCTTATCATCTCCACAGCTTGTTCAATCGATCCGTATTCGTGTCGTATCAATCTACCATTCTTATTCCTGATAGTATCGATGGCCCCCCAACGGGCACGAATTCCTCTAAAATCTATATGCCAACCACATGTCGGTTTCAACAGTGGATAAATTCCAAACCCAACGAGTTCGGATATTCGTAAGAATCTAAATGACTGCTCTATCCTCAAGTACATCTCTATCGGTTCAAGCTCTGGACAGTAACCATCTATCGCATGACCCTTCGGATGTTCTCCTCCTTTTTTCCTCTCCTCTTGACCACAAAGAATAATGAAGGGGCTATCAACTTCATGCCGGATCGCATCAAGTAAAAGCAAAGCATATCCCTGCATCTTATCAGGATTGACCCAATTCTCATCCTCGTTAAAATATCTTAATCGATCCCAAATGGTCATTTTTTGAATGCCTGCTTTTTGCAATAATATATCTAATTCTTTTTCTGATCTCTTTATAGCGTTTCTTGCTTCCTGTAAATCTCCTTGTAAATGAGAAAGAAGATAATATGACAATCTTTATTCCTTATTATCAGCAGTGTCTTTTTTTATTGGTATCTTAATACCGTCAGCAAACCTTGATGCTATGGACTGTTGCAATTTTCTTATCTCCAGACCTTTGCCTTTAATAACTTGGTTTAAATCATTAATGGCTATGGTCAAAGCATCCTTACGTTCGATCAGATCGTACACTTCGATTTTAAATAAATTAATTCTGTTCTCAACTTCTTCCTTCGTCGGTTCTTCACTCATAGTATTTTGCCCTCCCTAGTTAAATTTTAAAATTGTATTTGTGTCACCTCTTTATCCGGAGCATACATTTTATCATTCTGTGGTTCTATAAAAAACATATCTTGCCAATCACTACACCATGCTATATTAAGTCTATGTCCCGGAACTGTGACCATACCAACCACTGTTTCCCAATATGGGGAAAGATTTATTTCAGAGTAAAATCCAAGTGAAAAATCACCACAGATATATCCAGTAGATGAACTATAAACATTTTTGTCGAGTTTACTGAGTTCAATAAATTTCCTTAAAGCATAAGAAGGCAATAAAATCCTGCATTTCCCAAACTTTGAAAATTCAACATTATTCCCAAACTGTTGTTTTACTTTTTGTTGAACATCTGATGTGGTAATTTTAATTGCATCTCCATTAACCAACATAGTATCTATGTCGGGTAGATCCTTCCACTTCTTTGGGCATGTCCAGTTATTTTTCCAACAATCAGTAAATGACATAATTAAAATACCTGTATAATATAAGTTTTTGTTACCCCGCCAGCCTGTGCTGTATACATCAAATCCCCATCAGCACCAGAACCACCACCATTATCCATCCAAACAATTCCATACCCCTCATCAGGAGTCGGATTACTACTTAATTCTTTTAACCAAACTTCTCCATTGAATCTCAATAAAGCGTTCTGGAATTCGCCATATATCAGTGCATCGGTTTCATCCTCATTTCCATTCATGATATATAGTCTGCCTTGACCAGTTTCATTATACCCTGCTTGGTATCCAATAAAAACGTTTGAACTGTCATTATTTAAATATCCTGCTTGGTATCCAATAAAAACGTTTGAGCTTTCCCCCGCGTTGGTGTATCCTGCCTGATGACCAATAAAAACACTATCATCTCCAAAAGTATCCGAGAATGCCGCTTGGTATCCAATCACAACATTATGATTAAAAGAAGTACTGGCTTTATCCGCTGCGCTTCTCCCTATTATTACATTCTGTACACCAGCGGTCATGGTGTCTGCTGCCTGTGCTCCAATTACAACATTCTCACCACCAGTAATAATGGCGAGACCTGCTTGGTATCCTATCAATACATTTGAGGCAGCAGTTGTATTTGCCTTTCCTGCTTCACTCCCTACCATTGTATTAAAATCTGATCCAGTCAGAACAAGCCCTGCTTCACTTCCGATCAAGGTATTATCAGTACCAGAGGAAACAGCGTTTCCTGCGTTATTACCAAGTAGGGTATTATCTGTACCGGCAGCAAGTCCAGCTCCTGCACCATCACCTGCCCACAAATTATCATTGGTAGTATTGACATCAATCCTATCAGTGATATACCCATTAATTTTATCACTACTCCATAATTTTGTGTTAGCTACTGCCACCGCATCGCCAATCACAGGGACTTCATCTGGTCCTGCTATATAAAGGGCAAGTATCGTATCAAAATTATCGAATCGGGCTTTTACCGTAGAAGATGAACCGGAAGGAGAAGTTCCAAGCTCAGTCTCAATAGCAGTCACTTCCTCATAGAGAGTATTGATATCTGCTGCTTTTGGATAATCAGTCCCATCGATCAAGCTGACCCAAGTTTTAACTCCTGTTGGATATGTTGCTGCCATAATCCTCTTTCCCTATATCGCAAAATTAGTATTGTTATTCTGTATCCTGTTCATCAACTGCTTAAGCATCCTTGCTGCATCTGGCAATGGCTCGCCAATGGTCAAGTTTGCACTCAACCCCACATCATCCAATTGATAAGACACATTATGCATATCATACTCATTAAAGAAATCCTGGCCCCTGATCGCAAAATATAAATCATAATCAACATCAGTAACAGTCCCGGCAACACTTTGAATCATCTTTCCGTCCGTGTAATTGTCTGCGCTATCATCATAAATAACCTGAAACCCATGTGAAGCATTAAAGGCATAACTGCCCTTCACCACCAACCAGTATTTTGTGTTGCCTTTTATTATCGGGTTATTCGTGAAAGTGAATCCGATATCCGTTGCTGCTCCAGCCTGAGCACTCACATCTTTTGTATCTGATGTTCCCGTAGTAGTTAGTACTCCACTCAATTCATTTACAACTAATGATCCCGGAAATGATCCTGAATCATATTCCTGAATTTCAACCCATATTGTGCCGGTAGGTGAACCATTTTTAATACCCCTGATAGTAATACTTGTTATTTCAAGATCGTGGATATGCTTAAACGATTGGGCAACGAAATAATCAACTGCCACCTCTTTGAAATCAGCATCATCTTTTGTGGTCTGAGTAGGAGGAGGAGTACCACTTCCCGGTCCTCTGAACACTACCTTCCTCAGTCTAAAATCAGGAAATTCACTTTCTATAAAATTACTCTCAACTGGTGATCGTAATCCTTTCAACGCTAATGAAGCCCTCATCAGGGGTCTATCAACCCTTGCCAAAGTCCCTCGTGTCCACTCTAACAATAATGGTCCACTATACACAGGTGGGTGATGTCCTTGGTCTTCTCTTAGCTTATATAGTTCCTGTGACTGGTTATAATAAACCTCAAACCATAGATCATCCCCGGTATCATTCCATGCTGTAGCAGCACCGGGGGGGCTTGGCTCTTCGGCATAAAATAAAGAACCATTTCCATATCCACCAGATGTATTCTTTCTTAACTGAAAATATGAGGTATCGTTTCCCGGTCCCGTCCGTTCAATCAAAATGGCAAAAGTCGTGGCTGAATTATCTTTATTAAAATAATGAAAATCAATATCAAACTCCAATGTAGTACCATCAGAAGTTGGTAGTTCAGATATGAGAAATTTTGGAGCATTTGATGGCACTACTTGTTTACCTGTACTATTATCAATTAATGTAAATTTTAATTCTGATGTTTCAGATAATAGTGATACATCATCAATATAGAATTTTGAGAACCATGTAATATCCGATATAAAATAAATCCTAACGGAATCTGGTGTGTCGGTAACTTCAAAACCAATAGAATCTTCGACGAAATAACGTCCATCCGTTCTTTCTGTTCTACGTTCAGAAGTAATAAATGCCGTTCCCTCCACACCATCTGTAACGGGTACAACTTGCACTTTAAAATCACCACGATCCATTCGAAACCAGTACCCCAAAGAATATTGCCCGTTTGCTAATCCCACACTCTGATACATCCCACTTCCCGGCTGCAGGGTATCAATCTGCATTGATCTTGTACCAAAGGTAGCCAGATGAAAATCAGTGGTCTTTGTTAATGCTGTTTTATTACCAACTGCTGTCCATGCCGATACGGAACTCCTCTCCATGTTTCCATCAATAAGAAGATCAGCAAACCCGACACCACTCAAAGCATTGACCTGATTTGAGGTCTGAAGGGTATCTGGTCCCACCATCAGTTTTACCCTTGAAATACTTTTCTTTGTGGTAGTCAAAGTCTGTTTTAATCTATATGAAGTCGTGGTGCCCACATTCACATTGGCATCTTCTGTTTGTTGTGATTCAGAAAGAGCAAGATCGGTGTCCCTCTCAAATGTTCTTGAAAACCTTCCATCCTTTATAAATATTCGATTCCTTATCTGCTCATAACTATACAGGGGACTAAACTGAGTCACATCTTTCCCGTATACATAATGCCTCGTCAGATCCCTTGCAGTAGGGTCAAGAAAATAAAAATCTCTATTCTGATCCACCCCCCATACAAAATCCCCCGCTATCTGGGCGAGGTATGAAATCACCTGATCCGCTTTCTGTGCAAATTCGATATGGTTCGGTTTGAAGGTTGCCTTGTCAACAAGAAAATCATTCCACTGTATATCCGTCTGGTTGACCACATATTTTGTAAATATATCGTAGAGGATCGAACGGGGATTCCCATCCCCATTATTAACAATAGAATCATGAATCGCTGTGGTGGTTATATTGTATGGCTCATACGTCCCAACCACAACCCTGTTTAATTGAGTGCTGAAGCCACTACACCTTAATCCAAAACTATCAGGGCTGTTAAATAGAGGACCATTATCAACTATAAACCCGGCATATACCTTATCAAACTGAGCAGACTTCTGCCTATTCATAAATACCTCTATCCTATAGTCCGCCTGCACAAGCTGGATATTCTCATAATCCTTTCGCCACTTAACAATGCAATCAGCAAGTCCCCCATATCGAGCCAGTGACCACGAAACACTTTCCACCTCATCAGTCAGTATCTGTGTAACATTGTCGTCCGTGTCCAAGAGCTTTACTATGAACTCAAATGGGGTATCAGGGAGTATAGCCCTTGGTGAAGTGGTGCGAGTGCCATAAAACCGTGTTGCATTACCATATTTGAGCATACTGTCTCCGTAGCGGTCAACAAAGACGCTTTCATCAAATGGGAATGTGAATGTATACGGAAAAGGCATTTTCTACTGCTTCTCTAAAGTGGTTACTCTTAACTACAAATTACGTATTGCGCTCCATGCCGTTACGTTGTCAGCTTCAAGTGCTATCAATCGGTTTTCAATATTCCTTAGTTTATTGTTTGCCGTTGCATTATCTGTTTCCAGTGCATCTATTCTGTTTTGGTTACCTGTGGCAAGGTTGAGAAGTGCTGAACCTTGAGCCTTTATATTTACAATGTCGGCTTTAATTTCAATGATTGCGGTTTTGGCAACACTCAATAATTCTTTTGCTCGGCTTAATCTATCCCACATAAAAGCTATTTGTTTTTTTCTGCTAACACC